AAAGGTTCAACAGGTCTTCCCCATATGCTGTTGATCAAAAGCTGGATGGTAGTTTTACCTACTCCGCTACCATTGTTTGTCAGGTGAATGATTGACCCATTGAGCTTTGTATACTTAAAGAGGGCAGACCCGAACCCTGCAAATAATGTGAACGCACGTACTTCGTTCCCGGCTGCTGCGTAAATGTTTGCTACCTTTTTCCACTCGGTGATTGTTCCTTTTTTGGTATAGAAACTGGCAGTCTCTGATGTTGCAGATGATGACGGGCTGAAATTAACCCCTGATGCTGTTATCTCACGGTTGCCAATAATGAATTTGCTATCGTCTTCATGCCAACCAAACTGCTGCCGTGCCTTCTCAGCCTCAGTCAAATGTTGTAGTTCCTGAACCCATTTAGTCACGTATCCCATAAGTACATCCAATCTTTTGTTATAAGCAGCTACACCTTGATAAGCCAAAACTTCCCGAAATTTATCCTTGGACAAAACGCTGGAAAGAGGGGCAGAGAATTCACGGATACCATCTTTGGGCATATGTAAACGCATCCACAAAGATTCTCCAGCGTCAGGATCAGTCAGGCGCTTAACAACATAGAAGTCGTACTCATAAATCAACTCGTCTTTGTTGTCTTCGCCCTTCTCATTCTTACCCCAACCACGCTTATAGACCCCGCCATTTTTTCCCCTGAAATATGGGTATGGGTATTCAGGGATTTCAACTGTCATGTCTTCTTCTAAGACTGCATTGCGCATTACAACGATGTTGTCTTCTGCCTTGGCCTCTGCAATACGTGACCCAATTTGTATGGGTGATGTAATCTTTCCTTTGTTGGGGCAGTCCTGACATGGCGTTGAGTTAATGCTTGCAAACGTGGTGCACTTGTACGGCTTATCGCGTAGTGCCATCGCCTTGTTGTAAGTCTCTTGCGGATCGTACTCAGAATGCTGATTAGATATCTTGTGAATTGATAGGTCACCGTCTTCGCAATTAACCGCAATGGATAACCCCGCTCTCCACAACGGCTCCTCTACCGTTTCTTGTTCTTTGTAAATCCGTACCAGTTGCGCACACCCTTCACCCTCGGCACTTTTGCGCATGATCGCAGAGAAACGGGATATGCTGTTACCCATCAAAGCGCGAGTCGTGGCATCTATTGGGCGGCGCGGTGCATCCGAACCAAACAAGCTACCGTTATCTTCGGGCTCCTCTTCGACACCTATCAACATCTTGAACCGTGCGAGTTCAATAGGTACTCCATGAACCAACACACCGACAGATTTTGGTGGGTTGTCTTTAAAGTTAAGCGTATCTGGGATCCGTAAAATACGTGCCGCATCTGCGGTAACTGCGGGATCAGCAGATAGGTTGTAGGTAGCACAGAATTTCTTCAGTGCCTCGGCTGTTGGCTTCCAATCGTTGTAGTCAATTGTTTCCGTAAGTGTCCAATAAACATGTATGCCGCGCCCTGAGTTGACTATAGTAGGCCGAGGTAGTCCATTTGTTTGAACAAATTGTTTGAGTGCGATAAGCGCCGCAGCTTGGGTAGGGTAGGGCTTAGTTTCGCCACAATCAAGATCCAACCAAAAAGCCTTGAACCATTTAGCGTTCTTAGCTGTTCTGCCTTCACTATCATCAAGGTACTTTGCACATCCAAAATATGTGTCGTACCCTTGTGCGATTAAACCTTCTACTAGCCCGTCAATCTCATCAATTGTTTTTACAAATGTCTGCCTCGGTGTACCTTTTTTCAACCCAACCACGCAGTACAAACCGTCATCGGCAAGCACAGAGGTGAGGAAAGTATTCCGTGTTGTCATTGTTCGCTCTTTTTACAGACAAAAATACCATAAGACCTACTGGCGATAGGTCTATGGCTCGGATCAAGATGCTGATGTAGCGTTTAAGCGACCAAGCAGTTCCCATAATACTTTGCGTTTTTCAGGGTGCGGTAGGGCTTTCCCTAAGAACCACATGTATATGGCTTGGCGTGAAACATCTAGGTGTTCTGCTACATCTTGTACTGGGATGTCCCGTTCAATGCAAATGCGTCCAAGCTGCACACCCACATGAAATGGGTCTGCTTGCTTATTGGCATCTACAAATTTACGGGAATAACCTCTGTTGTTCATAGTCTTCCCTAGTTGCTGCTTTCATTACACGTTGGCTTCGACCTGAACGGGCTTTACGTTTTTCACCGGTATCACGCACCCATCCTTTACGGATCAAAGGTGCATAGCGCGGACTGATAGTTTGTATACCGTACTGTGGCAACATGCGAACCACATCATCTCCAATGCACCCATTGGGAAACATTTTGATGACTTCGTAAACAACATGTTCTAGTTCCGTTGTGTCTATTGATTGCGCTGCCTCATGGCTTGTGCTTGGGTCAGATTTACGTGCCAACCCAGGAATTGGGCTTGGCATACTTGGGAAAAGTTCTTCCTGCATATTGTTCTCCTGTTAGGCGGGGGTACTCGCTGCACTATGGGCCGCATGGGTTCAAGACTCAATTGTTTTAAACCATAGCATCCGCTTTCCCCCCTAAACATTACTCAGCCCAGTCGTCCAAGATATCAGCTACATCTTTTGGTGCAGCTTTCTTGGTGCGTTTAGTCGGCTCTTCTTCAGCAGCGGCAGGGGCGGGTTTTTCAGCGATATGATGTTTAGTAGCAATCGCTTCGTACGCAGGGGCTTGGTCTTCGTTAACCAACTTACCCATCGGTGCTTTCCCCGTCGTTTTCGTTCCATCAACCATAGCCACCGTAGATGCAATAGCTGCTTTGGCTTCGGCAGATTTACCTTTCTCTTGGGACATCTGCAATTCATCCGCTTCCAATGGACGCACTGCTTTGAACGTCAGGCGCGGGGTTGCGCTTGCTGTATCAAAACGCATCTCAGTAACGATTGCCGTCACGGGCAAACCATGACTTCCCAAGAATTTGGCATACGCTTGCAAAGGCATCTTGCCATTCTCAGCCGCACCAAAAATGGATTGCGCGGGTAAGGTCAGTTGATAAACGTCTCCACGAATATCATTCTCCAAGACAACGGCAAGGCGCTGACTGAATCGGCATGCACGAGATTCGCCTTGTCCTGAACCTTTGATGTTTTGTGAACATGTAGCGCACTTCTCGGCTTGTGGATCTTCAACTTTGCTGTCGGGGCTAACGCCATCGTTTGACCAGCATGTTGGTGCAGTGGATTGACCTTCTTGGTATGTACCGGCATAGAAACTTCTTGATACGTTTGCATTCGCAGCCACAATCACAATGTTCATAGCGCGGTCTTCATTTTGGGCGATCTCTTTACCATCGACCATCATACGGAACACACCACCACGTATGGAGATGCGTTTACCACCAGTACCACCACCCATCAGGGCTTTGGTTGTAGCATCTAATTCGATGTTACGTAGGTGCGCGGGTACGTTGTTACCGCCTTTAGAAAACAGGGTCATTTCACTCATAGTCTTTCTCCACTTGGTTTACAGGTTTGGTTTGCATTAATGCTTCGATATCGGCGCGGTTAAACCGCACCTTGTTGCCTACACGAAAGTGCGGGATTTGCCCCGAACGAATCATGGTGTAGATGGTTTGCCGTGACATCCGCAGCAGGTCTGCTACTTCAGGTACGGTCATAGAGTTTTCAAGTCCCATTGGTACTTCTCCTAATAGTTACACTGTATTTGCTGTCGATGTTCATTCCTTGTGGCATAAGGTCAGGATTCTCTTCCAGCAGTTGCTTCATGGTTAATTGACTGATACGGCGTTCCAGTAACTCAGGCATCTTGTTTTCCAAGATAAACCTGTGCATGGATTCCCAGTCACTTGTCCAGTAGCGGGTCTTCACTGTACGCATTACCGTACCGTGCTTGCTACCTAATTTGTCAGCACCGATTTCCTTGCAAAGTTCCAATAGCTTGGACTCTACAGTCTCCATCTGTGACTTGACGTTCCCGTCTGCCTCTTCGTATTCACGTAGAAGCTCGGCTCTTTTGTCGCGCATTTTGATGTAAACGGCGACCAATTTATCAACCGATATTGTCTCGGTCATATGGTTCTCCTGTGGTTTGTAGACGGATAGTAACACATAAAAATTAACAATGTCAAGAATTTATCTAAGTATTTCCCCGTATAGATCAATGATCCGATTATGGATATCAACTTTGTTTTCTAGCATGGAGTACATACGCCTTTCCACACCGCTCCCTTGCAGATGCACCACTGTCGTGGGGTTTTTCTGCCCCGCCCTGTGCACCCTTGCATTGCACTGTAAGTACGTCTCCACCGACATCACCGGACTCCAGTACACAATTGTGTTTGCAGCATGTAGGGTCACGCCGTGGGATGCCGACTGTGGTTGGATCACCAGTACTTGTAGATCGTTCTTTGTTTGAAACCGTTCAAATATTTCTGTGCGTTTTCCTGCGGGTATGCCCCCATGAATTACCGATGTGGAGTACCCATGCTGACGTAAGTCATCTGTCACCACCTCAATTGCATGCCGGTATGGCACAAACACTAAGACCTTGTGGCTTGACTCTTCTATTACTTCACGTAGTACGGCTAACCTATTGCTTGCATCAAAGTGAATAACTTCTCCTGTGTCGGAATACACTGCGCCCCCGGAAAGCTGTAAGAGTTTGTTCAAACTTGCTGCTGCGTTAACGGTTGTTATCTCCTCTCCTGCTGCTTGTACGATAAGACGCTTACGTAATAGTTCATAGTACTTCTCTTGCTGTGTAGTAAGTGGTACGTCCCTAGTAACGTATGTCATTTCTGGTAAGTCTAAACATTGTTCCTTTGTAAAACGTATTGCAGGTTGTAACGCACGGTGCACTATTACCTCAGAATCTAACTTAGGAACCCATTTGAATTGGCTGATCTTGTGCATGACGATATCGCGGAACCCACCATAGAACCTCGGCACTCCTGACGGGTTAACCAACTTGGCAATACCGTAGGCATCCACGGGCGACTGTGATGCGGGTGTACCTGTAAGCATCCATAGCCATGTGTCAGGCTTTATCAGATTGTTCAACACCTTCCAGCGTTTTGTAGTGGGATTTTTATAAGCGTTAGCCTCGTCAATAACGATTAGATCAAAGTTCCCCTTTATAACGGCATTGGATACGATCTCCACCCCGTCATAGTTGATGATCACAAACTCCGCATCACCTCCTATGATCTCTTTACGCTTCTCAGGTTTGCCGTAGGCAACGTCCACCTTGCGGTGCATTGCAAATTTGAACAAGTCATTGCGCCATGCCGACTCCATGATAGACAACGGGCAGATGACCAGTACCCGCTTGATGATGCGCTTGGACATCAGGTAATCAGCCGCCCAAATCACCGATGCTGTCTTGCCTGTACCCTGTTCGTTAAAACAGAATGCACGCCTATGCATAGTTAGGAATGACGATGTAACTTTTTGGTGTTCAAACGGTTTGTGTAGCCCTGCCCACTTATACGTAGCGTTAATTGGTGAAGGCACATCTTTGATCTTGAGATTCTTTAAGACTATCGCCTCTTCCAAATCCCAGTTCACCAACACTTTGGCTATCTCACCATCATCCTCCAACACTTTGCTCTTTGGTATCACCGTAGTGATTCTGTCGGGATTGCGTACCTTCAGTAGTAACGCCCTGTTCTCTATGATTTCCATGCTCTCTCCAATAGGTAATCCACTCAAACACGGTCTGTGTTTAAGTTTTGTTATAAGGTGCACCTTACGGGTGCTATTCGGTCAGTTCCCAACTAAAGGAGTGTTGTGCTGACTGATACGGTTATATGGGGATATGTTCCCCGTCTGCTACTACTCGTAACTTACCTTGCAGACTCCATCATGACTCTCGTCAAGATTTCTTTTTTCGTTCCCGTGTGCTGGTTTCAGACACTACTTTGTGATCTGACCCACGTTTAAACGAACGATTGGCAGATGCTGACTCAAGCACCACACCATTCTTATTACTGCCACCTTTAGATAGTGCAACACGGTGTGCTACATCTTTACCTGTGCGGTCAACACCCTCTTTGTCCAGCTTGCGCCGCGCACGTTGGCGCTCCATACGCGCTTCATGTGCTTGCGGTCTTTTCTTCTCTAGTTCGTACTCACGCTTAACATTACGATCAGCGGGGTTCTTATAAGGCATATTAGTTCCTTCCGTTATGTTGACAATGTAGTACCGAACACCACGCTTTGCAAGTGAAATTTTTCTTAGAGTTAAAAATTCCTGTAGCGTAAGCAGTTTCGCGGGAAACAATTGTCTCATCTAATTGGGCAAAGATATCAAACTTTGCGTTGGCAACAAAATCTGCGGGGATGAAGTCCCTAGCTACCACAAACAACAACCCTGCGCGTACACGCTCAATCTCAGGGAAATGTACGAACACACATGCCGCCATCAATGCCAACTGTTTAGGGTCAGCATACCGACTGCTCTTGCCAGTCTTGTAGTCAATGATCCGCGCTTCCTTTTTGTTGCGGTCAATAATTAGTAGGTCAGCAATTCCCCTGTACCAAACTTGTGGGTCTTTAAACGCACAAGCCACCAGCCGCCCATCTTCTTTACGTAGCCCCATCTCATGTTCACATAGTTTCTCGCCTTCAATGGCTTTCAACTTATCAAGGAACGGAATCATGTAGCTGTACTGTTTGGGTATCGGCTTACCGTCGCGTATGTACTCCTCGGCAGCAAGATGCACTGCTGTGCCGTATAGCATGGCTTCACTCTCAGGCTCCTTGATGTCCTTTGCTACACGCAAATGGTAATACTTTTTAGGGCATTGATCAAACATTGTGATGCCTGAGTAACTCCATGCAGGGGCTTTCATTTTTTCTCCATCTCGTGTCGGATTGCGTGATACGTTAGCTTGGCTTCTGCCATCGCTATAAGTGCCTGCTCTAAGGCTGCGTCATAGTCACGCTCTAACATTTTGTTGTGTAACTCTTTCAACGCCCGCTCCGCCATCATGCAAGGGTATGCGTAATCAACTATTACTGAGTCCATGTTTTTCCAAATGCTTTCTAATCTTTTTAAATTTAAGTAACCCTCTGCTTTCAATCTGCCTTATACGTTCACGGCTAAGATCAAATATGTTACCTATTTCTTCTAATGTAAATTCGGGGCAATTAAATCCAAACCGTAACTGTAGCACTTTGCTTTCTCTTGGACTAAGGCTATTTAAAAGATCTTTAACAACCTCAATCATTTCTTTTTTCTGCATATCCTCTTCAGGATCAAAACACGCTTCTACATCTATAGGTAAGCACGGTAACGGGGGTATATCTTCATCGTTTTTATACCCAAAGTAATAATACGCATGGGATAGTTCAGGATTTGCACCTGAAAAAGTACCGTAGGGGATGGTATGCCCCTTGCATTGTTG